CTCCAAAGCTATTACCAGAGTACATACCAATACAATAATTTCCATTACCTGCATACAAATCATATTTTTGATAACTACTTTCATTGTGTGCTGTAAAATAATGTCCAGAAGCTAAAGTAAGGTTTCCGTCTAAAGTACCATTGCTATCATTTCTTAAAAGCTGACTACTTTGTAATCCATCTATTTTATCTGCATCTAAGCCACTACCACCACCGTCATTACCAGCGTGCCATACTGTATTCCCACTTATAGCTAATACATTAGTGCTTCCATTAAAAGTAATGCTATCTTCTGAGAATAAACGATTTGCTCCGCCAATACTAAATACTACAGGGTAAGTTCCTGAAAAAGTTGTTCCTTCTATTACTCCCGTAATATCTGATATGTCTGGTTGGTTAGCAGAACTATAATAATAAGAGCCGTGCTGACCATCTAATTTATCAGCATCTAATCCACTACCAGAACCATCATTTGTACTATCCCAAATTTGAGCCCACTGACGATAAGTTGTATTCCAACCCGTTCTATACCAAAGCCCTTGATTTGTAGCTGAACCTAAAGTAGCTGTTTCTGGAGCATATAATTGAAACTTTCCTCCTGAAGTAACAGCATAACTTAATGCTACACCCCAAGTATAAGCACCAGTCGGTCTATTTGAACCAGTATGACCTGTTACAGAACTAAAATGAACTTCAGTAGCATTTATATAGTCATTCCAATCTTGAGAAGTTATAGTTTCGGTTACAGCATCGTTTCTTAAAAATTGAGATGCATGTATTCCGTCTAATTTATCAGCATCAAAATTACTACCACCACCACCATTACCAGTGTGCAAATGTTTAAACCAGCTACCTGCTGTACCAGCAGCAATATTTCTTGTATATAAATCTCCAGTGCCAGTACCAGTCATTTGAACTGCTATAGTATTACTATAATATGTTACTGGGTCTCCGTGCCCCATACGAATAGCAGTAAACCAATTACTATTAGGATTTAAAGTTGTATTGCTATTAGCTTGCCAATATTGAAGTCTACTATCTCCAACGTCACCTGTATTTGATGTAATACTATGGTGATTATGAGTGTTATCTCCTACAACTGTTGCATTAATAGTTCCTGTAACATCACCAATAAAACTAGGTATTCTTGCGTTAGCAAATGTTCCACTTGTAATCTTACTTGCAGCTAAATTTGGTATTCTTGCATCAGCAAAAGTTCCAGAAGTTACTTGAGCTGCTGTAACTCCTGTTTGAGTAGTAAGTATATTTGATTGTGAAAATGCAGTCCCACCAGGGTCGCTTGTTTGTTGTGTAGTTGTAGATTCATCATAAAAAGTTACGCTTGGTTCTCCTTCTGTAATACTATCAATTCTAATATAGTCTAATTCACGCCAACCAGGTGTATATACCCAAACATCTACTGTGCTTGAATCTGGTGTAGTATATTTAAAATGTGTGTTAGATTTAGCATTACCACTAACTGCCATAGAAGCATCACTTTGTACATAAGCATAATCAACATCAGCGTTATTATCATTATCTGAATTTAAGTGTAAATGTAAAATACCTGAATCATATCTAGAGGTCCACAATACTTTCATATTATAATCTTTGTAAGAACCTGTAATAACAAGTCTACAAAGTTTATGCCAATATGCAGTACCTGAGTCTCCGTAACCTACTCTTGTCCATAAATTTCTATATTGTGTACTAAAATTATCTGTATTTAAATAAACATCGCCATCGCTATTTGCAAGAGATGTTCCATCGAAAGTAAGATTAGATTCTCCATTTAAAGCTGTCGAACTACTAAATGTTGCTATTCTATTATTACTACCATTTGCTACTGCTGATACTGCACCGCTGCTTTGTGCTACCCAACTAAATGAACCATCTCCATCTGATGCTAATACTTGTCCACTGCTACCATTTCCTGATACATTTAACTCAGCTGCACCTACATTATTATCTGCTATTGTTGCCGCAGTTACTTGATGTAACTCTGCTAAATTACCTAATCCTAAACCAATTCTTGCGTTGTGTGCACTTGTAGCACCAGTACCACCTTCTGCTATTGCTAGTGCTGTACCTAATGTTAAAGAACCAGGTATATCAACTACTCCACTACCAGTTAATTTCATTCTTACACTGGATTTTAAATCATCACTATCGGCAAATATGAAGTCGCTACTATTATCTGCCACTCCCATTCTTAAAGCCCTAACACCAGCCCTTTCCATTTTAAGAACTACTGGACTCCCTGTAATATGTAAATTAGCATCTACACTCACCTCGCCTATTCCCACTCTGCCATTATTATTTATAAATAAATCTGTTTCAGCATTTGTAAAATTAGTTCCAAATCCAAGTCTAATATTAGAATTACCAATAACAGCAAAACCTGCACTACCTCTACCATTTGCTATAAGAGTTTCATAGTCATTAATTGTTTTTATTTTATTTGAAGCATTAGTTCCTGTTGTATCAAAGGACAGCTCATTACCTACACCTGATATTCTTGTATGTCCTGCTACTTGAAATTTAACACTTGGTGATGCAGTTCCTATACCAACTCTATCAGTAGAAGCATCAGCAAAAAATAAATTCGTGTCTGTGTCTCCCTCTACTCTAAAATCAACATTACTACCACTTTCATTTACTACTACCGAATACCCACTTGCTGCTTTTAAATCTAAATTGTTTGCTCCAGTTGCTGTAACTATTGCTCTACCAGTATCCCAAGATAATATTCCATGTGCTGCTGCACTACCCCAATGTATAGTACCATCATCTTTTAAATAAATTCTATCTCCTATATCTAAAGTAGCTCCAGGACTTGAAGTTGAAATACCAACTCTATCAGCACTTGCATCTACAAAAAATAAATGAGTGTCTGTATCTCCCTCAATTCTTGTATCATAAGCACCACCATTTTGGTTTATAGTCATACCTTTATGTATATCAACATTTCCAGATGAATTTATAAATAAAGCAGTAGCACCAGATGTAATTAAAGATATATTATCATTAGCATAAGTAGCGCCATTACCAAAAGTAATAGCTGCAGGAGTACCGCCAGTTTCATTTTCATTAACAATACCTCTGGTCATTATATAACCATCGTATGATACTAAAGAATCTCCAGTTAAAAACGATGATGTAGCTGTGCTGTTTCCACCACCACTGCCACCAACTTCAACCATAGCATTGCCGTCACGTATGTACAATTTATCTGCACTGTAATCATATGCTAATTCAAACTCAGTAAAATCACTGTAAGAAGGTGTACCAGACCCACGTCTGACCAATATGGTATTATCTACTGCCATATAATTCCTTTATTAAAATGTTCCGCCATTAATAGTAGCACCTGTAATTGCAGTTGCTGCTACTGAACCAAATTTAGCATTACCTAGTGTTCCAGAATATGTTTCGCTAGAAACAGTTGCTTGAGGAATAAATGTAAAAGTATTGTCATCTTCGTCCATACCAAAGAATCCTGTTTTAGGAGCACTACCTGTATGCCATTTAAATTCAATACCTCTATCTTTTTCATCATCACTAGCAGCATTATCTGCTCCACCTAATGTAAATATTGGGTCTTCAATAACTACAACTGTAGAATCTACTGTAGTAGTAGTTCCTTTTACTTGCAAATCTCCTTCAATAATAACTTTTTTGTTATTATCTATAGTCATTGCAGTAGATGCAGTTTCACTATTACCTACACTAAATATAAGTTTTGTAGCGTTAGAAGTAGAACTAAAAGTTCCTGCCGCAACAGCTGAAATAGAAGCTGCTAACAATCTAGCATCTCCTGTAGTAGCTTCGTCTGGTGCTGCAAAATCTATACGACCTAATACTTCGTTAGCTACTACGTCTGTTTCACCTGTGTATAATCTTAATATAGCTCCTGTGCCTGTTTTAATTTGAGTGTTTGTTGTTAATGATAACGCTTGGTTAAAAGTAACTCCACCAGTTGAACCAACAGTAAATGCAGTTGCTCCAGCACTACCACCGTTATTATACTTGTATGTGTTTGATATTACGTTTGTACCAATTAAATTAGTAGTACTAAAAGAACCAGAAGATACTGCGTTAGTTACCGTAAGACTATCTACGTAAGCATCTTTCCATCTAACGGAACTAGAACCTAAATCTACATCACTATCAGATTGCGGTCCAAATATATTATCTCCCAAATAAACTTGTTCTGTGTTAGCAGCATAAAAATGTATTTCATCTGCTGTTTCAAAATCAATTTTTGTTTGGTCATCTTCTCCAATTTTAATATCAGTTGCTAATAAAGATGTTATTCCTGTTTGTGCTGCTGCAACATCTAAATTTCCTCCAGCGTACGTTAATCCAGTTCCTGCTGTATCAGAATTTAACATGGAACCATGAACAGCATTAGCTTGAATCGTTGCTGTTCCCCCTGCTGCTACTGCAACATCGCCACTAATTACATCTATAATTTCATCTCTTAATGTAGCAAATGTAACTTTTTTCATTGTGCCGTTATCAGATACTGCAAAATGGTCTTGCGAAGCATGCAACCCTGAACTTAGTGTTGATGAAATGCCAGCAACGTCTAAATCTAATGTTACACTATTGTCTGTATTTCCAGATGCTACAGTTTTTGTAAGTCCAGTACCATCTGTCAAATCAGATAATAATGGCAAATGTATTGTCGTTGCACCATCATCTGTGGTATTGCTTGCTAATTTTCCTATATATAATCTTTTTAAGTGATTTTGAAATCCAATTTCGCCGTAATGCAATCCAGATGGCAACGGAGTGCTTTGGTCAAAATCACTAGCACTATTTCTTTTTAATTTAATTCTATTACTCATTGTTTACCCCTTTATGTAAATGTTCCACCATTTATGTCATTGTCGTCTATCCACTTACCTGATGCTGCATCATATTTTAACACTGCTCCATTAGCAGGTGTTGTGATGTTTGTATCAGTTAATTCTGCAACGGTATCTTCTCCGAAATTATCAGCATCTGTAATAATTACATCAGCTGTACCGTTATCAATTTTTAATTTATTGTCATCAAAAAAAACTATTTTTTTATATACATCTTTTATTTTATTTGGTTTTGATAAACTTCCACCCATTATATCCTACCTGTCGTTATATATCGAACTATTAACTACTGTTGATTTTTCAGTAAAAATAGTTGGTTGTTTAATTATAGTTTCCTTATCTGTAAAAATGTTTACATTTATTATTGTTTCTTTATCAGTCATTGTAGATGTTATACTTTTTTTATCTACCTTAGAAACATCAAATCGTGTTTCTTTATCTGTAAAACTATCATTTATATTATCATCAAATGAATCAGTTAACTCGCTAAATTCTCCATTATTATCTGATAATGAAGCTAATCCAAATTGATATTTTCTCCAATTATTAGCCATTAATCGCCTATCTGTACTATAGTAGCTGTTGCCTCATGAACTCCATCTAGATAAGCAGATGCTTTTATTTTACAATTAGCTATAGCAAGATTGTGAACAGGTATACATACCGATTCACCCAATGACAAATGTGCCATGTCTTGACTATTAATTCTTACTATTATATTATTTACAGTACCAACAACGCTATCATATTTAACATAGAATGCTTTTACTGCACTAGGAGCAGAACCGCTAGTAGTAGCTGTTCCGTCAAATGCAACGCTATTAGTCTCTAATGAATTATAAGCATTGCCTAACACTACCCCTACCATCTTCCTAGCTTTAGCATCAGCAAATGTAGTTTCAAATGTTCCACCATTTTTATCTACATTTTTTTCAATGCTATATTTTGTATATGTTTTTGTATCTACAGTTTCTGTAGTATGTATTTGTGGTTCTACAGAATTTTTAATAATTAATTTATTTGCCATAATTTCCCCTAATAACTAGATTGTCTAATATGTCTGGTACCGCTAATGCGACCTCTATTAGCATACATCTTACCTTCCTTAACGCCTTTTTCAAATTTTCTTTCAAAATACGGTGCCATTTGTATTAACTCTGGTTTATACTCATAACCTTTTTGTATTGCTTTATCAACAATATATTGATGAAATTGTTCTGGTAGTTCACAATCTTCTCCCATAGTTGAAGAAGCAGAATCCAATGTATTAAAATGAGCGCATTTTTTATAATAATAAAGTGTAACAGTTCTTACTACTGTAAGACTTGTAAATCTATTTAACTCTGTAGCTAGCGGGTCGTATAATGCTATGCCAATAGCATCTCTTTCTACCCAATATACATTTTGTTTTATATTTCTATTGTATGAAGTTGAATGATTATTGGACATTGTCTAAATCCCTATATTTTGGTCTACCTATTAATCTTTTAATACTTTCATCATTACCATCTTCATCTTGTATATCTACTGATTTAATTTCTAAAATAGATTCTTTTAATCCATAATATCTTTGATTTGCTACTGTGTCAAACTGAGTAGCTTCCTCTAGCAATAATGTTCTTGCACTAAATTCATCTAAAGCATCATTTAACATTACTATAATTTCGTTACTACCTAAGTCTGGATGATGTTTTTTAACTTGGTCTATCATTTGTTGTAACTTCATTTTTTGCTCCTAATTTTACGTAAGGTTGTAAAAACAACACTAAATCCTGCGATACAATTTGATGTTGTTGTACTAACCAGTTATAATCTTGTACTACTTCTTGAAAATTTAATGTATAATCTTGTACTGCTTCTTGAACTTCTGCTCCATATTTCTGTAAATCTGCTTGATATTTTTGTACATTTGATTGGTTTGTTGCCATCAATGCTTGCATTTCTTGCAAAGCATTTGTTATTTTTCTTTGAGATTTTTCAGCTTGATTTTGTACAGATACATTAGTTGCTAATTGTGCAGTAGCTTGTGCTGCCGCTAAATCGTTTCTAGCATCTGCAATATTTGCTTGTAAATCTCTTTGTGCTTTATCTAGCTCTGCTCTTAAATTTCCTTGATATGAAACATTAGCTTCATTAAACTCATTAACTTTAACTTGTATATCAGCTTGAAAATCTTGTAATTGCTGTGATGCCTTGCTCAATGCAACTCCTGCTAACTCTACATCCTCGTTAGTTAAATAAGCATCTACCCCAATATTAGCTGTTGTAAAATCTACTGCACTAGTATTACTACTATCATATAATGGTGCTGCTCCTAAATCTATTTTTTGTGTTGCAGCTATAGCTTCACTATTAGTTACTGTAGTAGCAGAAGCACCATTGCCAACGTCCGCATTATCTGGACCATTGTAAATTATAGTAGATATTAAATTGTCGCTAGATGGCGGATTAATAGAACCTAACCCATTGGTTAAATTTGTAAGTGTAGTATTCTTTACATTTAAAAATTTTCTTAACATTTGTTGAGACGCATATAAAACAACACCTCTATAAAACTCTGCTGGTAAATTAGCTATAGTGCTTGTACTTCTTGAAACACTAGCAGCTGGAGTTATATGCTCTACTGCAGCAGCTTGCGCATTTGTAGGAGTAGGATATACATGTAAAGTATTATTTAATACGTAATATTTAGGGTCAAGCTTACTTGTATAATAAATACTATTAGCATCATTTAAATCATGTCTTTCTCTAGCGTCTATTTCATTGCATATTCTACTTCTTGCACTGTCACTACGTGTAACGCTACATACTTTCATAACATTTTCTAATGATAAAGTAGCTCCACTATCATTTAAATCAGTAGTTGTAGTTAACTTAGGTTCTATTTCTTCGTTGTTCATAATATACTTTACTATAAACTTAACACCTTCTGTTAAATAAGAATCTGCTTCTGTAGTATAACTACTAATACTTCCTGTTATTGCTTCTATATCTGTTTGAAAACTCATTTACTTTCCTTTTTAAAATGGGTCATCTATGTCAATGACATTTTTAATAATTTTTTTTATTTTACCACTTTTTACCTTACTACCCCAACCTATGCCTTCTGTACCTGGGGGATTCATACCATATTCATTTGGATTAATTTCATAGTCTGAATGGTCTACTTCTTGTCTTCTCATTCCTTTTTGATTAGCTTTTGTTTTATTTATTTGTTTGTCAATAGGTCCTTTTGTCATGTTATCAGTACTATTCCTAGAATTTCTTGCTGTTTTTATTTTTTTACGTAAAGCTTTACCGCCCTTAATTGCTAGTCTTACCCCTGTTTTTACTAATGGATTTGCCATTGTATTCTCCTTTTATGTTAAAATTCTTCGGGGGAGTATATTTCAACTCCCCCTTATTCAACTATTATGCAAACTTCATAACAGCGTGTGTTTCTGGTAATTGAACTTCAAGACCTGCTTCTGTAAGAATCATGTCTTTTCTTCCGTCAACATCGTTGTTTTGTACGTTTGTAATAATCTGAGTGTCTCTAGACTCACCGTTACCAGCAAGTGGTCTATATGCTACGTTGTTTAAATCAACAACTACAGCATGGTTTGCCCAAGGACCTCTAAATAGTGGTTGCATCACAAAGTTGAGTGTACCGTAAAGGGTATCAACTGTTGTCACAGGAACACCATTAAATAGTTGGTTACCTTTTTCGATACCAACCTGATATGGATTATTTGCATAAGCCATAGTGTTTCCTAAGAATGATGTACTACCTAGTTTGTTAAGCCAGTTCATAATTCCTCTAGAAGCCATAACCATCTTCTGGCCACCTGCTCCTGATTCTGGGTCAAATAAATCTGACATAGCATCCACAAATTCATCGTAACCTGAACTTGCATATGAAAAAGTTTTAGTTTTTCCATAGATTTCAGCATAAGGTAAAATACCCCATGTTTTACGTGATTGTGATGTTGATGTTTCATCAACTGAACCGTAACCGAATAATAAAGCATTCTCAATGTCCATCTTATGTTCCATAAGTTTTTCTTGATATACTCTCATGTATTCGTTTGCGTCACCTCTATAGCGTGTAGCTAAAGAAGTACCAGAGAATAGAGGTACTGCAGTCTTAAAGATTTGACAGTATCCTTCTCTTGAATAGAACTCATCTCTCCATCCGTCTGGAGCTGTTCCGCCTTCAGCGTGTGCTGAACCAATTACTTGACCTTCTGCATCAGCTGCAAATTGTAAAGTATCGTTAGCGTCAATAGTAACTGCACCTGATAACTCAGGGTCATTGTCACTATCAGTCTCTGTTGGGATGTATAGAGCTTTAATAAATGAAGCAGTTTTAACGTCTTTCTTAGTTGCGTCTGCATCAGCTAGTGAGTCAATTCTGTAATATACTATTACAGCATTTCCACTACCTGAACCATTAGCTTTGAAAAGACCTTGTAATGCTATTGTTTGTCCTACTGTTAGGAACTCTGGTTTTTTTGTTGAACCTGCAACTTTTCTTCCATACACATCGTAATCCACTGAAAGGAATAACTGGTCGCCATCTACAATATTTAGACTTGTGTCACTTGATGACCATGTTTTTGCACTTACAGCAGAAGTTACTTTAAAGTTTCTACGTTGCCATTGATGTCTTTTTTCCAAGAATTTGAAAACAGGGTCATCTGTTGGTTTTTTAGCTACTTTTGATAAGTATGCAAAGAAAGGTGATGCAGCTGGGTTTAATTCAGCAATTCTTTCGCCGAAATTAAACATTCGTCTGTTGTCATCGATAGAAATCCCCTGCCCACTGGAGTTGATTCCTACACCGATGCTACTTGAATATACGTCGCTCATCGCTTTTTCTCCTTAAATTAAAATGGATTACGCTTATTGAAACTTCCAATCATCGCATCCATCATTTTATCTTCTACGTTTTTACTTGGCGACTGGTCACTAGCTCCTGGCTGTACTCCGATAGGTTTAGGTATACTTAGCTTTTCATTGCGTTGTTTCATTACTGCAGCTTTTTGTTGAGCTTCTGGGGTTATCTGTGTAACCTGTTGTGAACCTTCGTTCAATTTCAACTGATGTAACTGTACTAAATTATCCAACGATAATGATTCTGGTGATGACATTTGGTCTAAAAAGTCATTAGCTTGCTCAGGAGTATAGCTATATTTTGACTGTAAGTCAGATATAACTTTTTGATTCCTAGAAGCAATCTCTTGTTCTTTTTGTGCTCTTGTCATACTCGCCATAACTTGCTCATTTGAATTTGCTACATACTCTGACATAGATTCCAAATAAGATTCTTGGCTAGCTAAATACTTTGCTGATGCACTATCAGGGTCAGTTAAAGCTTCAGAACGGTCGAAGTCAGCTGGCTTTGTTGGTTTAACAGGTTTTTCTATAACTGTTTCCTTCTCCACTGGAGCAGCTTCTGTAGGTTGATTCACTTTTGACATAACATCTGCCATCTGTGATTTTAACATATCTACTTCTGCTTGTCTCTTATCAGCTTGACTTTGCCAGTATTGAAACTGGTCAGGGTCGTTCTTTGGTTCCATAACAGACTGAGTTTCTTCGGTTTCATTTTGAACTACTTCTTGGCCGACAGGAGCAACCTGTTCTTGTGCTTGTCCAAATATTTCGTTAAAAATGTCGTCAGAACTAGCAGTTGGCTCAGTCGTTAGGCCGTCTACTACTTGCTCATCCATTGTGTCCATTGTTTTGTTTTCCATTTTGTTTTCTCCTTGTTAACTCTCGTCCTTGTCTAATGGCTCAAAAATATCTTCTTCTTGTTCCATTTCGCCAGGTGACGGGTTCATCAACTGTTGTTTTGCATCGTTCAACCTTGCTTTATAAAGCGTGGTTGCCATATCAGCTCTGTTAGAAACTTTGTCTAACTCTCCACTGAATTTTTCTACTTCAAGTCGTTTCTTAGCGTGTACTTCTTCACGTTGTGCTGTTTGTAAGTCACCCTTAACTTGTTTTAATTCTTCTTGCAACATTTCATTTTGTTGCATTAATTGTTTCATTTGACTTGCTCTTCCTAGTACTCCTTCTAAGTCTACAAGTTCTGATTTCTTCAATACTTCTGTTTGGTCTATTAATCCCATCTTATACATTTCCATATAAGTATTTAACAGTGCCATTCTATTTGTAGGTAATGTAGAGCCAGATACAACTACTACGTCATACTTTCCAACTCCAATGTCATGAAATCTTTCAACATCTCCATTATCCATTTGTTTATAGAAATTAAAACGTTCTTCTTTTTCTGTTCCATTAGGTTGTACTAGTCTAATTACTTTTTCTTCTGTATATAATTGCTGCATTAATGGTATTGCTACTTTAGCAACTTGATTTAACATTCCTTCTATATCATCTCTTCTTGATTTAATTCTACGCTGGCCAAATTCATCTACAACTAACGTTCCTCTATAAGTAGACGGTGCACTTTTACCACTACCCTGCATTAATTCAAAAATACCAAATCCATATTCTAGGTCATATTTGGCATCAGCTTCATTTTTATAAAGCTCATTTGGCAATGGGACTGGGCCAGCCACAATCGGTGCACCTAACTCTGCGTCAAACTCAATAACGCTAGTTCCCGCTTTACTCCATTCTTGTTCAATTTCATTTAAATCTGCAGAACCTCTAGGTATTAATAGCTTTACATTTGTACTCGTACTAGCGTGTGCTATAATTAATGAACGTATTTTATTTATATACTCCTGTAAAGGTCTGTATAGTCTTACGTCAGATTCTGGATATGGATTTCTGTGATGTATGTTCATTAATGTAATTATAGGATACTCTTCCGTTGGTAGTAAACGTTCGTATAAAAGTTTATCTCCTACGCTTACTACAAGCTTTACTCTGCATTCTTCTATTTCATTTGAAACTATTTCTTCCATACCAATTAACTCTTCCACTGTTAATGGAATTAACAAGGTTGTTGAACCAGGAATACTGTTTTCATCTTCTTCCCCAGGAACTCTTATAGGTTGTTGTGGAACAGGTTGTCCACTTTGGTCATATTCTAAGTCAGGTAAAACATAATGAAACATTGGACCATCTTTTTCTATAATTTTAAACATATCTTCTACAGATTCTTCTTCAAACAATATAACTTCTTCACCTTTTACAGTTTTAACTTTAATATAGTATTTTTGTATGTATTCATCATATTCGTCCATATCTAACAAATGTTCTTGTTGAGAAAAAGGTTCGTAACAATTATAGTATGCGTGTCGCTCTTTACAGTAACGTTCTATGTATTGCCTTCTATTGTGAACAGTTTCAGTTCCGTCTGTACTAAATACTTGTCCTTCTGTTGCTGCTAAATTTGTGACAGGATGTTCGTCTGTTTCGTCAGGATGCAAATTAGATTGTTCAATTATATCTGTAAACTCAGGATATATTTGCATTGCTTGTTCATCTGTCATATAAGTAGTAACAATAATATGAGCAGCATCACGAGCATAAGTATCTTTTGCATTTGGGTCTATATATACGTCTAATGGATTTATGGATTTGATATACACTTCTCCTTTACCCATATCAGCATCGGGGTCTTGAAATACTTGTAAAACTCCCATACCGCCAACATAGTAATCGTCAATAGCTTGTTTTAATTCTTCGTCTCCAGACGATATTTGCCATATATACTGAAATAAATCAGAAAATACAGAAGCAGTTTGTCTGTCAGAATCTTCACGACCTGTTGAACGAAATTGAGGTGAATTGTATGTAAGTAAAGATTTAGCAGTCTCTACGATAGGATGTACTCTGTTTACAACTATAGGTGCTTGTCCACGTTGTTCTAAAACATCACGTTCTTCATTTGACCATTGAGCACCAGCTCTAAACTCTACAGATTCTTGAAATTTTTGTGCCCATTGTTCTCTAGCACTTTTATAATCAGTAAATAACTCTCTAGTTATTTGTACTTCTTCATGAATTTCTTTTTGATTTATAGCTCCAGTCTTGTAATCAAAGACAAACTCTAGGTCTTTTTTATTTTGTTTCCTGGTTGCCTGTATTCTTTTTTGTATTTTTTTTGGCATTTATTGCTATATATCCTTTTGGTATTTCTACCTTATCTAAATTATCTAACTTGTGAATAAATTCATTGAAAGTTAAATAATACTTGTTTTTATCCATAAACGTACTATAGCAAAATTACGGGAATTTTTAGCTTCTTGTCAAGGATTATTTACAATAACTTCCAAGATTTACTAGGTTTTCTATTCCAAGGGTTCTTTTGCTTAACTTCTTCTGACTTATGTGCTGGTTTATAACAATTTTTATTTGCATAATAAAAACCATCTAGCAAGTCATCGTGCTTACCTCTAGGGTATAAAGTGCACTCGTCAACAAATGCTTGCATATCTTTTTGTATGTATACTTTACCGTTTGCAAATAATGGCTGCAAACTTTCTAATCGATATGATTTACTAGTTCTGGGATTTTCTTTTATTTCTAAACCAGGTATAAACATACCTAGTTCTGCTGCTTGTTCTTTGATATATTGTCTAAGCATTTCTTGATACCCAACCGATTCAATACGTGTTTTAGTACTTTTGTAATTTCTGAAATTATTAATAATCGAATCTGCCAAATCCAACGGCGTTGCTCTCTTACGAAAGTAAGGAAGCACATACCTATTATTATCCCCATCGACAGCAATATTAAATATGACACTGAAATCAGCTCCTTTCTTTGTACTAGATGCAGGGTCGACACCAGTAAACACGTTTACAGGTCTCCTCTCTTCTACTTCCTCACCATTAAGGTTCGTCAGGATGAGAGTTGACAACCCTTGCTCATCTTTTTCTACGTATCCTTCGTAGTATTTCAGGTCGTCTTTTCTAAATAAATTATCTTCATCTCCAACAATCTGACAAAGGTATTCCCTGTAAAACACTGATAATCGATTAATACTCTCTAGTTCTTCTTTTTTTTCTTTTAATTTCTCTACGGGCCACACTTCTGGCCATAAACTATAATTATCTTCTAACACTGGTCTATACTCTTTTGTGTTCCAACCCTTCATTTCTTTTAAAGTTTCCACCAAACAACGTTCATGTTGAGGAGTACCAATCACCACAATCCTCCCTGTCAACGGGTCAACCGATGGAACACCAGATTGTAGCAACCAACGTAAGTTATACTCCATAGCTTCTGCAGTCTTAGTATTATTTTCGTCTTCAGGGTCATCTAAGATTAGAAGAGTAGGTCGTTGATTTCCGTGTTTAATACCACGTATCTGTTGACCTGTACCCTTACATACAATCAAGCTGCCATCTTTTAACTCTACCTCAGTATTAGTCCACTTCCTTGCAGACTGCATTCCCCAATATCCAAAAAAGTATCTAAACTCCTTAGAATAATCTAATACATCTTTAATAGTACCTAAAAGCTTGGTAGCATGGGATTGTGTTCGGGAAACCAATACGATTACCTTCACACCAGGAGTGAACATCAAATGAAACAAAGGAAATATCCCAGCTGCTACCGAACTTTTTGCATGACCTCTAGGAGCAATGATGTTTATTTGTTTTTCATCATTGTTGAGCAGTTCCTTAGTTAGGTCATAATGAAAAGGTGGTGATTCACTACTAAACATATTGGGCATCACCATACGCCCAAATAACAACATATCTTGTTGCATTTCTAATAATATTTTCTTTTTATCCATTAATCCTCTACGACTATGGAAACTTTAAAATCTTCTGCGACTTCTAGCAATACTGCTAATAATTCACTTAGATTTGTTTTCTTTCCCGATATCACTATTGTCTTCTTCATCTAATTGCCTAGTTTGTGTAGCTTTTAATTTTTTAGTTTGCGTTTCATAGCTATCTGCAATTTGATGCGACATATCCATTTCTAAAGATTCTGTAACCTGTTTTGTCTTAGGTTTCATATCTAAAAACTCTGACAGCTCTTTAGCTGCACGTATCATATTACCAGAGTCTTCTTTTACTTTAGCTACTTCAATAGCATCTTTTATTACATCTAGTACAAATCCTTCATCAATATCCTTATCAATCAAAATATCTTTCAATTTATCCTGTATCATCTTCTTTACCTGTTTCGTTTTAAATAATCTTTTCGCAGCAATAACGGGATTATCTTGGTCAGGCCTATACAATCTACCTATTTTTTCCCAATCTGGCGATAATCCTGCCATTTTGTACGCTATATACGCATCCATAGCTATATCTGCACCTTTCTTTTGTACTTCAAGGTCATTATAGCTCTTAGTAGACACTGTACTAAAGTTATTAGACCTCCAATGCGGTTCAAACTCTAGTTTACCCCACGCAGTTAGCCATTGTCTGCCGTATGGGTACGTATATTCTACTTTTTCTCCATATACTTTGCGATATATACACTCAGCAACATACCCATCGTCTGATATCCCATACTCACCTTCCTTTGCTTCCCCCCAATGTTTCCATTTTAAGCCCTTACCCTTAGCTTCTGCCTTAGTATACACACGAAACGTTTGTGGTTGGAAGTTATTTCTTTTCAGCTTCTTCGTTATTGTTATCATATTTTTTTTCTAAAAATTTTTTGAAGGGTTCCGTTTCCTTTTTGTACTCAATATACTCTTGTAATAGTTTATCTAGGTTGAAAACTATAGATTGCGAGGTTTGAATGGTTTTATCCATCTGTGCTATAATGCCTAGCATTTGTTTGTACGTTAACTTATTCTTTGGTTTCTTCATATTGCTCCTAATGTAGGGTATAAATAAGATAATTAATCGCTAATATATTCGTAGTTTATACATAAACGTATTTAAATTAGCTAATTAGTCAGTCTTTCTTTCTAATTTTATATAATCCTAATTTCATCGCTTCTATTTTAGCTGATATTTCTAACTCAGCTTCCATTCTATCGTAAATTAGCATCATTTCTTCATTAGCTTCTTCTAAATCTACTTTTATCCACTTACCAGTTTTTTTATCTAATTTTTCTAATTGCTGTTTTTTACGCTTCATCTATAAAACTTAAGGGTTAACTTTCAAAAATGCAACTAGAATGTGTGTGCGTGATATATAGTAAAACTACCCGCCTTCTTTTTTGGTTTAAATTCTTTATTTTCGTTGAAATTCAATATTTCGTTATAATTCGTTTACATTGAGAAGGTCGTGTAGTTTTATCTGCCTTCTTTCTTGGTTGCATTTCTTAAATGTAATCACTTAATAATAATAATAATATAAAGGAAATATAGATATGTTAATAGATTTAAATATTCAGTTTAAGCGTTTTAAGAAATCAACCGATGATAAAGGTAATACATCGTATGATTTGCTACCATTGACTAACAAGCAAGCAGGTCATGGTTCATTGGTTCAAGTTACTGGTGTAGATAAAGATAAGCAAGACGCTTATGAAACAGCAACTAATCAACATCTGCTTGCTTCAAAGGAATTGCGTATATATGACTTCAAGTATAATGAGAAGTATAAGCAATTATCTGGTGTAGCATATGTTGCTAATGCTGGTAGCACTACAAGTGTATCAGTTGAAGTAGATAATTAACTTCATAGTGTGTAGAGGCATTCGTGTCTCTATGCACTTTAAATACCCTACAAGTAAAAAAATGTAAATAATTAAATATACTCACATTCGTAGATAATAAAAGCAATGCTTGGCTTTAATCTACCCTATTGTCAAAACTGATAGTCAAGTCAGTAGTTGAGTTAGTCGATGTCCATATGGATGGGAAAACCTCTGATGTGTAATAGGATATTTGTTAAAAGACACAAAGCAGTCATTGACACAAATATTATGGGGAAACGACGGTTTCACTTGTGTAAGTCCCATTGTGAGTGTATTTAATTTAATTAAAAAGGAATAGAAAAATGATTGAACAACTTGAAGCGGATTTGTATAATTCTGAAAGAGATTTAAAAAGGTTGCAATATCTTCATGGAACAAAAGATTGTCAGGATGACATCTTAAAGTTAAAAGGTAGGATTGAACTACTAAAAGAAATAATAAACGAAAAAAAAGGAAAGTAATATGAAAAGTGCACGATATCATTTGATATGTGAGTTAAATAATCGTTGGAATGTGCAAACAGGACATCGTTTATTCAAGTTCAGTAAAGTAAGAAGTATGAGACTATTAATACATATATCAGATAATTGTCATACAGTTGAACAAGTTCATAGAACATTGTCAGACCATATGCAATATGACGCTATATTCAATAGCAATAGTGTTGAAAGCAACAAAGTGTTTGCTTACAATTAATTACAAGAGGCAAGAAATATTAGGGGAATAGTCATAGATTATTTCCCTTTTATTTCGTATATTCTCACACAAAAAAACAATAAAAGATAAATAATATAGAGGAAAATAATGAGTAAAGATACATTAGCATTAATAGTGGTTATATTAGGAATAAGTGTTATAAGTTATTTAGCGTGGGTTGTAGATAGTTACAAACCAGCAGTAAGTAATGTAATGTCTTCAAAATATACACCAGAAAAGGTAAAAGACAGTGAAATACCTGATATACCTGAACTTTCTGATGAAGAATTAAAAGAGTCTGCCAAATTACATAAATCATATGTTAAAGAAGCAGAAGAAGAATCAGAAAGAAAAAGCATAGAAAATATGCGTAATGAAGTGCAACAAATCTTAGACGAAATAGTAGAAGAAGATAGCACTGTTACGATTACATTTAATATGCAATGGACCCCCAGTTGGGTTAACTAAAAAGGAAGTTAGTTATTTATAGTGGTGGCAAGGTTTTGTTTTTTTTCATGGGTATTTGTTGTAATAGGCAAATACTTCACTTCCTTTCCCTTGCCAGCACACCCCTGATAAGATTTAATAACATAAGGAAAAATAATATGGAAAATAAACAGGAACTTTATGGTAATATGAACATTAAAGAATTACATAAGTGTTCAGTTACCTCAAAAGAAGTAATAGATAGAGATACGATTTGGTTAGTATATTATGATGAAGATAATGACGAATTGTATAGAACAAGAGTAGAAAAAGTAAAAGAAAGATGGAACAAAGAAGCGGAATATGCATTAGATAAATATAATGATAATAAGGAGAGTTATAGATGAAAATAGAAAAGTTCTTAAATAAAAAACTTGAACACGCACAATCTGGTTCAACATGGTTTTGGTTACAAAACATTTCCTATTTAGAACAATATCTAAACGAAGATGGAACGCTTGACGAAATAACAATGCAAGGTGAGTTCAATGAAGAAATAGATATTGTTAAAGAATGGATAAAAGAATGGAAGGAAATAAATAATGAAGAAAGATAATATAACATACATTGATGGAACAGGAAAAGAAGTTACAACCAAAGAAAAGTATACTAAATTTCCTTACGAAATGGAAGAAGCGACATTCTTAGAAGAAGGTCACGAATTGTTAACAGTGATGAACCCTTTTAGTGGGGAAAAATACAAGTTAACACCAGTTGAAGAAAGTGTTTATTCAATGATTATGGGCTCACAAATGATGCCTATGTATATGACAAGTCCTGGATTACAAAAAATTGTAAGACAAGGATTAGATTGGTTTAGAGATAACAATGCAAAAGCGTATATGACGCTATTAGATTAATAATAATAATAATAATGGAACGAACGGCGTTATACGCTAGGTGAGGTGTGGAGTGGGTTCCATTATTATAATAATAAAAGGAGAGTACAAATGATAGATAGAACTATGTGGTTCTTATATAACAGACTTGGTGAAAGTGGTAGACTAACACCAAATATAGATTCAATATCTGAAATGTTCTTTAACTATTGGAAGTTAATGAATGTAATAGATATTAACACACAAACATTAAGTGCTATTGATATATACAATGGTCTTAGTGCTTGTTATGATAAGTCAGCAAAATCAACAGCAAAAAATCTATATGAATATGGTGAAGTTGCAACTAACGCCGATTATCGTGTTAGTTATTACGAACAAGACCACGAAATATACGATGTGTATGCTTGCTGCACAAATCTAAATGAAGTATTAATTGAGGGTGCAGACCCTGAATTTGATGATACAGAACCATTTAGAGAAGCACTGAATGAAGTAGCATTTGAAGATATAGATTATGAAGTTGAAAGTGAAACATTTACTTTGAACGAAGACTCTATTGAATGGTATAAAACTGTTCATCCAGGTGATGATAGGTTAGTTAGCTATATGTATGATACAGGCAAAAATCTTGAATGGGATGATATTGAAGAGTTCCTTCACGATAAACTTGCTTTAGTTGAAGCACAAAATGCTGATTTGCATCAATCACAAATTAGAAAGTTTATGTTAGATAGACTTTCTAATCAAAACATTGATATCATAGATGGTTTAGAACAAACTGAAAATGGTATGAAAGAAGTTGACCCTAATACAGGCGAACTTCAAGACTAATTTGTCAGGTGGTCCGATAACAGGAATATCCTGATGATTGCGTAGAGCACATAAGACGACAATAGTTGCAGTGCAATACTCACATAGGATGATACATGGAAGAGCTCCAGTAGATGCCCAGTGAGTTAAATCAGAATAGAGGTAAGTATGGTTATCCTACTAACACAACTAGCGGACTTACCTCAGTTCTGACAAATATTAATAACAAGGAGAAATAAAATGGGAAGATATTACCACGGAGATATAGAAGGTAAGTTTTGGTTTGCAGTACAGTCATCTGATGATGGTGAATATTTTGGTATGCGAGAATCAGATTATTCTATTCAGTATTATTCTGATGATTTAGAATTAGCAGAAGAAGGTGTAAAAGAATGTTTAAAAGAATTAGGTAAATATAAAAAAGAAATAGATAAATATTTTACTGAATATTCTTCATACACAGATGAAAAACTTGCAAAAGCATTAAATATAAGTGTTGATAAATTAAAAGAAATGCTTGTATGGTATGCAAGATTACGATTAGGCAGGCAAATAGTTGCTTGTATAAAAGAACAAGGTTCTTGCTATTATGAAGCAGAACTATAAAAAGGAGAAATAATATGGGATTAGACCAATACGCAGGTACAATGCGTGAAAAAGTGTATGAATATACAACACCAGAAGGTGATAAAAAAGAAGAGAAATATCAGATGGCAGGTCCATTTGAATGGCGTAAACACGCAAGATTACAAGAGTTTATGAACACCCTTTATATGGAAAGAAATAAACTTAAATCAAAATGGGAACAAGACAAAATTAATGATGAAGAATATGTCTGGAATCCTATATCTTGGAATCAAATAAAACTACTAGAAGATGACATTGACAAATTAGAAGAAGCTATAAACAATGGATATTGCAGATACTTTTGTGATGGTGGATTCTACTGGGGTCACGAGTTCCAAGAAGAAGCAGCAAAAGACTACAAAGACAAAGATTTAGAATTTGTAGAATTTGCAAGAGAAGCATTAGCAGATGGTGAAACAGTCATCTACGAATGCAGTTGGTAATTTAATAATAAAAATATAGAAAGTTGATATGGACAGATACCACATCGTTGATATGGACAAATACCATATCGTAAAACTCAATGATGGACCGAAGGCAGCCTAATACCTTTAACATAATCGGTTGGGGACAGAGTTTCTTTCTATATAATAATTGTCCCCTAGTGATGGCCTGGTACCTCACTGAGCACCGAGATAAAGAACTGTTGCTAGGTTCGCAACGATTAACCATTCTCAATGGTGTGTGGGGTATAAATCTAGATGGTAAACACAGCTAGGGGATAATAAACAATAAGGAGGTCTTATGCCTTGGAAAGTAATAAATGGAGAACCAAAGTTCTTTGTAGAAACAAATGTAAAACATAATAAAAAGTGGCGTACAGAAGCTAATAAAGAGTTTTATGAACGCTTTGGACATTGGTATTGGTTTACAGGTTATCAAAAAAGAAAAAAGAAAGGTTGGATAGAACAATATGATAAAAACAGACACTAAAGACATGGATGATATGTGGGTATGCGATTATTGCGGTACAGAAGATGTAGATGAAAGAGCTTGGGTTAATATGAACACCCTTGAAGTATCGCAACCAGATGATTATACTAATTTCTGGTGCAATTGTTGCAATGATGAAGTAAATCCAATATCATACTTTGAATTTAAAGAAAAGATTGCTGAAGAATGCGGAGGCAATAAAGATAAATATGATAAAATAATGGATGGGAGTAGAATGTGAAAAGTAGAAATAACATAACATTAAATGATGATGGTAGAATAGACGCTTCTATAAGAATAGATGTATATTATTCTTTTGACGAAGAAACTGGATATCATCTAGATACTGATAGTATAACAGCAGAGTTTGAAGAAAGATTATCTGAAATAGAAGATGATATATCAAATCTAAATCACGAACGTGATGACCATTTGAGAACAAAACACATGGAGTTTCCTGAAAGAGAAACTAATGGTGTTGAATTATGAACAAAGTAACTGACAAAGAATGTATGGATGCAATAGAGTATTTCTGGTGTATGGATATGTTAAATAATGGTATGAATAGCGATGAAAGATTTTATTGCAAAATACTAATTAAAAAAGTTGCTGAATCATTAAATCTTATATTGGAGGAAAACAATGGAAAATAATACAAGAATAATAAAGAATATACAAAACACTTTAAAAATGGTTCGTGAACAGCTTGATTCTGAAAATGCAATACCAAAAAAAGCAAAATACACATCGTTGTTAGTAGATGATATTGCACAACGATTAGATATTGGTGCTGAAAAATATGGTATGCAAGTACCAATAGAAGAATCAGATGGAAGAATATTTACACAAGAAGCATATGAAGAATTATGTGATGCTATTGTGTATTTATCTTCTATAGGATTAAATCTAATCAGTAAAGCAAAAGATGATGACGAGCGTTATCACGCACATATGATGGGTAATATATTGTTTAACACTTGTTATCAAACGATTAAATATATGGAGTTGATATATGAAAAAGAAACGATATAGAAAAGATGAATTACAATTACTTGCAAAGCAATTTGTAATGAAAAGAATAGAAGGGTTTGAGATAGAAGAACAACGTAAATATTATCTTGAACCTAAATTAGTAGATGAATGGTCGTACTATGTATATTGTACCTGGAGAGAAAATACTATGATAAGAGGTTGGGACTTAAGATATCTTGATGACACACCCCTTGGTATGCCTGCAGTTATGGATAAACGTAGGTATGAATAGATAAAGTAATTGGATTAGTGAGTTATTATATGTAACTTACTAGTCCAATAATAATAAAAATATAATAAGGAGATTATATGAAATTTAAAGGTAGAGAATATACCGAAGTAAAAGATAGACTTATCGCATTCGCAGATGAGTTTCCACAAGCATCAATACAGACAGAACTAATTAGTGTAAGTCAAGTTATTGATACACCTACAGGAGAAACCTGTAATGAATATGTTGTTAAAGCAACAGTAATTCCAAATCCAATACAAGAACCAGAATGGGTTTATATTGGTCACGCAGCTGAACGTGATAACACAGGATTTGTTAATAAAACATCAGCATTAGAAAATGGTGAAACATCAGCAGTAGGTCGTGCATTAGCATTTGCAGGATTTGGTGGTGATTTTGCTATTGCTAGTAAAGAAGAAGTAGATAATGCTAAAGCTAAACAAAAACAAATTAACCCTACTATCAAATCATTAGAGGCGATGGATAAGGCAGCAAGATTAGCTAATGAAGCAAAGAAACTTCCAGAAGAAGATTACTTGCGTTATAAACAAAAACGTCAAGCTGGATTCTTTGATACAAAACTTAAAGTAAGTCAAAGTACAGAATACTTTGAATCGTTAACGAAGAAAAAAGGAGCTAAGTAAATGGCTATAACTGGAACAAAAGTGAAAACCAACACTTCCAATAAAAATTGGTTTGTAAATCAATGTCGTATTGTTGAAGCAGAACAAATTGATTCACAATACAACGACTGTAGTATTAGATTAAAACTAGAAGATAAAGACAATGGATATAATTACACTACATTTATCAATCAGAACTTTGAAAAAGATGTGAATGGTATTGTAACTGGAATGGCATTTCCAGAAGATTTAAACACTCTTTATCTTGCGTCTGGAAAAGATATAAATGTATCTGATGTAGGCGAAGTCAATGTTGATGTATTAATTGATGGTGAAGTTGCTGTTATAAATTATGCAGCTAATGGTAAATACAAAAGAGCTACATGGGGTGTAGTATCTAATCCTAATGATACAGATGAGTTAGAAAAGAAATTTATGGCTCAGATAGCAAAAGGATATCCTAAAAACTATCAAAACCCACAAGAAACAATGGTTGAAGAAATGCTTGGTAATAGAGAACCAGCAAAGAAAACTGAAACTGTTGATGACCTTCCTTTCTAATGACTGCAGAAGGTATAATATTAAGATGGATTGACAGTAGAGCTAATTCTTCTGACCCTTGGTTTGCTTCCTATGATTTGGAAGCTGAAGTACCAGTATACGGAAGATTAGCTCATCAAAAAGTACATACCCCAAGTACTTATTCTAGGGCGTTTAGAAAAATTCGTGAAAGTAATACTTTAATGCGTTTAGGTCTAGAATTAGAAGAAACTGTTATCCCAACAACAAAGGTTAAAGGATGGAAAATAAAGAGACTATAATTGAAATTATCAATGGTAGTGTCTCTAATAGAAATCGTATAGGTACCATCGATGAATTTAATAAGTTAGTTAAAAGTAATGCGTGGAATGGTGAGATGTATCGCAGCTATTATAGCTTTGATGAAACACTAAGTCAACACATGGAAGTTAACAGAACAGTTAAAGGATTCGATGGTTTAACCTATTTAGATTCTATTATATTAGATGTAGACAAAGGCAATATTGCCGATGATGCATTCCAACCTTATCTGTTGCAATGTCTAGAAGAAATTACAGATTTAGGCATTGACAAATCTCACGTGAATATATGGTTTAGTGGTAATGGATATCATGTAGAACTATTAAATGTATTTGGCTTTCAACCTAGTAGATTATTACACGAAAAAGTAAAACTTACTATGAAAGAACATTTATCATTTGCAGATAGTATATTTGATAAAACACGTATCATTAGAGCACCATGGAGTTTAAACAAAAAGACAGGACTATATAAAGTGTTTATTCCATATAGTCTTATCTGGAATCTGAAGTATGATGATGTTAAAAACATGGCTACAGATTATAAATCATATAAACACTGGAAAGAAGATGGTTGGTACGACACATTAAATGTTGATAAAGAAGTAGAACCGTACTTACAGAACTTAATTGTTTCTACATCACAAGCAGTTAGCACTGGTGGATACAAAAGTAAAGATACTACGTCAGTAGTTACTTGTATGCAACACGCTTTCAATGAAGGACCAATAGAAGGACAACGTAATATGAAAATGATGCGTATGTCTAGCACCTACAAAAGAGCAGGTGTTCCTTATGTAGTTGCCTTAAATGGTATGCTGCAATGGTCTAATGGTACTATGGATGATGAAGAAATAATTAGAACTGTAAGTAATGTATTTGATGGTAATTATCAATATGGCTGCAATGATGTAATTATGTCTGAATATTGCGACCCAAAGTGTATTCATTTCAAAAGAAAAGATTATACGTTGGATATCAAGAATGTAGAAGATATGACTAAATCATTAGTAGAATATTTGAAAAATGATATTACCAAAAAGTCAATTAATATGGCTGATATATTTAACTGCCAAGACTATATTATAAAACCAGGGGAATTAGTTGTATTTTCTGGTGATACTGGTATGGGTAAATCTGCATTTGTACAAAATGTAGTAGTAGGAGCACTTAAAGATACATTGTTCTTATCATTAGAGATGAATGAATTTCTAACATTTAGAAGATTTGTTCAAATAGCTAATAAGAAAACTGAAGGATGGGTAATAGACCAAGTAACGTCTAATCCAGACATATCGTTTGAAGAACAATTAGGTCATATACAAGTAATGACAATAGCACCAGAAATAGAAGCTATTAAGAAGGTGATTGCTACGCATGAACCTAACATCTTAGTAGTAGATACTACTGATGAGGTGCACGTTGATAGGGTAGAGTCTGAAATACAAAGACAAAACATTATCATTGGTGCATTAAAAGAAATGGCACAGAAACATAATATAATTATTATAGCTGTGCATCACGTTAACAAGATATCTGCAGCAGGTAACACCATAGCATTGCATTCATTGAAAGGTAGTACTAATGTTGTACAGAAAGCAGATAAAGTAATTATGGTTAAAGGTAATCGTGATGAAAAAGCTAGAGTTATAGCTAGTGAGAAATCAAGAGATGATGGCAAATTTGAAATGACAGCACTCTTTGATTACGAAACGATGACTTTTAGGCAAGTTGATTGGAGTCAATAATGATAAGATTGGACACAGTGAATAACTCTAATATAATAATGCAACGTATTACATTATTATATTTATTCCAATTTGGTGTATCATTCCAAGAAGAGGAAGGACAGCATTTTTGTATTATATTTGCTGTAGGACCTATTGAGTTAAACTTTACATTGAGGTTATGGAATGGCACACAGAAATAAAATACGTGGTAACAACCTAGAACGTGAGATTGTTAACGCAGCTAAAGAGGAAGGGCTCTCTGCAAAGAGGGCCTATGCCTCTGATGGTAGGTCACTAGGATTTAGTGAAGTCGTTGATTGTCTTGTTGAGGATTGGACCATACAAGCAAAACGTAGAAAGAAAATAGCACAATGGTTATACCCAGATTACCATGGCGATGATGTAGATGCGGTGGTAACAAGGATGGATAGGAAAGAAGCGTTAATTATAATGCCTCTTGGAAAATGGATAAAAATGATGAAGGAGATAAAAGATGGCGAAAGTAAAACTAAGTAAAGAAGAAATAGAAATGGTTTTAAAAGCTTTGGCTAATATAATAACTATAAAACATAGGTATAGTGGAATTAATGTAGATTTAGATACAGATGTTTTAAGACAAGTATTACATAAGCTAGAAAATCCTTTTATGGTAGATTATAATAAACAAAATAAAATTATAAGAGGATTAGAAGATAAACAACCCAGAATAGGGAATTGTGAGTGTTGCGATGACTAAATTTACTAAAGAAGAGTTATTGATAATGAGGTCTGCATTGCTTAATTTCAAGAAAGCACCTTGGGTATCACCAGGTGAGCATAAGATTATTAAGAAAATGTTAGAGAAAATTCACGAACTATTTGAAGAAGAATAATAATTATTCCCCCTCAACTATTAACACGCTTTAAAAGGAAGCGGGTGGTGAAAATCCATTCTTACCTTTAAAGCAAATACATCTTGGTTGGCACTGAATGTATATGATATATTAACAATAGAGGGGGAATAGTAAGGAGACAATATGAAACCATTAAGAAATGAAGTTGTAATTAAGCAGCAATCTAAAGACAATAAAACAGAAGCTGGTATTATATTAACAACCGATGAAGTAATAAAAGAAAATGTTGGTGTAGTTACTGCAAAAGGTAAAGATGCCGATGAAGTAGAAATAGGAGATAAAGTATTGTTTGGTCCAGGATTTGTAGTCCAAGACATAGATAAGCAAGAAGTTTTGTTTATGAGTCAAGACAATATACTTTGTGTTCTGTAATGGATTATAATTCTGATTTCCAGTATGATTTAAAATTTGGTCAAGAAGGAGAAACTGAAATAGCTGCATTATTAAATGATTGCAATGTTGAAGTTAAACGTGACAGACAAACTCAAAAGACTGGTAATGTATACATAGAATACGAATCAAGAGGTAAAGCATCTGGTATTGCAACTACTAAAGCTGATAAATGGGCTTATATATTGCAAGATGGTTGTATTTTAATTGTAAACACAGAATTATTAAAAAAAGCATTGCGATATCTAATTAAAGCTAGACTTTGTGTTAAAGGTATGCCTGGCGGTGATAACAATACATCGTTAGGTGTGCTAGTAAGTGTAGAAAGATTAATGGAAGGAATAAGGAGTGTCAAATGAAAGATGATAAAACCTGGAGTTTAACCAAAGAATATGAATTAAATAAAAATAATTACATATTTACCGATAAATTTCCATTAAAACGCATATTATCTGATTTATCTAAAGAAAATGACAAATTAAAGAAAAAAAGATGACGAGAATAGGGCTATACGGCGATAAAATATATTTTTGATATAAAGTATCGTCACTCCTTTTATAGTCCTATATCGTTTGAATTAGAGGGTAAAACCTATATTAATCGTCATTTTCATTCTGTTTTCTAAGTTCTGCTAGTATATCCTCTAATTCTTCCTGTTTAAAGTAATCTCTAGAGTATGCATGAACTTTATGAAGCGGCAATCCTGTTAAAAAGTCTGGAGCCATAGCTGGAGACTTGATAGTTCTATAAATATCTTTACTTAATCTACCAAATGGGAAATATGTATGAAATTGATAATTCCAGAATTTATCATAATTACCATTAATCATTGCAGTTAATGGTGGTAATATAAATCTACTTACTGGTGGTGTAACGATAGCTAATGGTGCTAGTGATGGATGAGGGTATTGACTAAAGAATGCTCTATCTTTCATTTCTTCATCACCAAATATTAATTCAGAAGTATCTTGCATCCAAGACATAGGTGGTGATAAAGCATATTCAAATATAGATGATGCAAATATATTAGCCATAGCTAATGCAAATACATCTGCTGTAAATTGATTATTAGCTCTTTTTTTCTTTACTTCGTTGTTCCATATTTTTTGATTAGCACCTTGACTATATATGTCTATTCTTCTACCAATACTATTCCAGGCGTAAGGATGGAAACGTGTCATAATTCTACCTAGATTAGTGTTGGAAAAATTAGGTCTTTGAGTTGCGTGATAAACAAACTGTGATGCTTTTACAGATTTTCTAGCAATGTTTAATATAATAGGGTCATTAAAAGCCATGTCTTTTGTAATTTCTGGTCCTAGTATTTGTCTTGCATTAATAATAGAAGCTAATGCAGTTCTGGTTCTTAATATCATTTCAGATTTTTTCATAAAAAATGAACCAACATCAGTCAAACCTTCTACAACACCAAGTTCTTTAATAGCTTCTCCCATTGTTCTTGAATGTAATGCAGCTGCTTCTTTATCACTCATATTTAAATAGTTATTACCTTTAGCGTCTTTTTCTCCAAGTATTTTTCTAACTATTAAATCTCTAATACGACCTCTATCTACTTGTGCTTTCTTTTGACTGTAATAACCTTCAGTAACAAGACCATCTTCAATAAAACCTTCTCTAAATAACCAGTCTATAATATCATTATAACTTTGTATTTCAACTTTTTTTCTTCTACCTTGCGCATCTACAGTGTAATAGAAAGAACCTTTTAAGAAAACATTGTTTAATAACCATGCTTCGTTGTTAGCTTTTCTAAATGCAGACCATCCTTCGTCTACAATGGTATTTGAGAAACCTCCATAAAAATTAGTAATAGCCGATTTAGGGTGTGATAATAAAGATACCATTTCAAATTTACCTTCTAATTCACTCCAAGCTTTTGCTTTACGTACTAACCAATATCTTCTAGCTGTTCCACTTTTAGGTGCATCTTTTAATATATTACCACCAAAAGCATCATTAATTCTTTCAAAAAATCCTACTACAGATTCATCACTAAATACATCATAAGCAGTATTAAATCTACCTATTTTGTTTATATTCTCTGGTTGTAATATTTCTTTCAAATTGTTTTTTCTAATATTTAATATAGCATTTGATTTTTTTGCAGAGTCTGTTATTGCATCTACTTGTGCTTTTTGTGCTTTTGTTAAACCAAAATTGACATCAACTAAATCTAAAAATCTTAAATCTGGATTACTTAAATGACGTTTCTCTTTCATTTTTTTTCTATCTAAACCTGAGTCTATATAAGCTTGAATTAACATAGCTTCACCTTTTTTAATACCATGAAGGTTAAAATTACGCAATGAAGGAAATCCATTGTTATTACTAAATACATCTAATATGTATGAATGCCATTGTTTATTTAAATCCATTCCTTCTTTATCTTTACCAAAAGGATTTTTTTCTAAAAATTGGTCTGCAATAAGTTTTAATTTTATGTTTTGTACTTGTCTTACCCAGCTGCTATATGTTGCTTGTAAATAACGTTCTGTAGCACTAAAATCTGTTCTCCAACCTGGAAGTTCATCTACGCTTCTAGAGTTCACAATGTTTCTATTGCTATTATCTACTTGTATTTCAGGTCTAGTATTTAATAAACGTAAACTAGACTCTTCACCTATAGAGAGTTCAAGGTCAACACCAGTTATCATTTCTTTGTCATAAAATTCTTTATAAAATGTTTTTGTTAATGCTATAGCAACATCTTTACTAATTAAACCTGCTTCATATTCTATTCTAATACCGCTTGGTAATTTTTCAACTACAAATTTTTCACCATTTTTTCCTATTACTTCATTTATTTTTGATTCTATTTTCTTTTTAATATGTTCTTTATTTACATCTCTTAAACCTTGGAAATCCATACCTCCAATATGTGGAACATAACTATCTACTTCTCCAGTTTTTTCGTTTATAAATCTACCTAAACCTATTCTAGTATTTATATTATGTAATTCATTAATTCTTTTTAAAACTGTTTGTATGCTTTCTGCTTTACCATTTACAGTAATTCTAGGTTTTTCAAATTCTTTTTTACTCAATTCTTTATTAAAGTTTACATCAGGAAAATGTGTTTTTAACATATCTTTTACTAATAAATTATGTTCTATAAAACGTGCATCTGCTACGGAAAATGTTTCTCTTAATATTTGTTCTACATTACCTGGACCTAAATCTAAAATACCTTTAAAAATAGCATCTATTTTTTTGACATCTGACATAATACCATTTTTGTCGAACAATAAACTTTTTAATTCATTAACTTCTGCTTTAATTATATTGGAAGTATTATTTTCTACTTTACTCAAATCAACACGTTCATTTTCTGGTATATTATACTTATCTACTTCAAAACCTGCTTGTTTTAATTTTCTACGTATTCTTGGACCCTTACTTACAATTACATCATTGTAAACTTTAGTCATAATTTCTGTATATCTTTGATTCATTAAATCTAAAACTTCGTATGGTCCTACTTTTTTTGTTTTACCAGGATTTGCTGGGTCTTTAATTTCAAATTCTACTTTTTCTTTTACAAGTGCATCTATTAATTTCTTTTTTGCTAACCACAATTTTTTAATATTAGCTTGTGCGTCAACAGATTTTCTTAAATATATAGGTCCTTTACCATCAGAGTATTCACGTCTAAACTGCATACCGCTATATAATAAATCAAAATGTGTACCAATTAATTTACCGCTATCTAAAGTTGCCCAATCAAAATTTTCTTTTAACAAAATATCTTTAGTCCATCTATTAAATGTGTTTTGTATCTGATGGAATGTATATTGTATTTCATTACCATATCCTAAAGTAGTAGTAGGAACTTTACCAGATTTAAATGTTATATTACCATTTTTATCTTTTACAATATTATCCACTCTTTTAAATGTACTATCTTTTTCAAATTCTGTAGCTCCAGCTATGTATTCTTCTGTATAACCTTTACTTAATATATGGTCTCTACCTGCAGGTCCTCTTCTTACTTTAGGGTCATATAAAAAGCTTTTAATCCAACCTGGTGTAGTAACTGCCTCTATATAATTCATCAATGATTGCAGCTCTTTTATTGTAATCTCTTCAAAAGGTTTACCTGTTACAACACCACCTTGAAAAGACTCATACAATGGTTCTATGTAATCTTTAATACCAGGTCTGCTTTCTAATAAACTGTGAAATTCTAGCATTGTAACAATAGATTCTTCAGTTATATTAGGGTCGTTAGCTCTTTTTAATAAAGCATCTTCAATATTAAACTCTTTAATTTTACCATAATCTGACTTTTTAATTTGTATTTCTTCAGATAACGTAGGTTTTTCTATTTCTTTTTCTATTTCTTTAACTGCTGGTTCTTCTTTTTTATCTATTTCTTCTTGACGTTCTCTTGACTTTACAATAAAACTATCTAATTCATAATGAAATCTTCTGGTGCTTTCTTTGCTTATACCAGGACTTTGAAATATTTGGTCAAATTGTCCTTGTACATCATTTAAAATACCTTTTTGTACTCTGTATAAATTATCTAAATGTGGACCATCTCCGTATTTTTTATATTCTGTTTTAATTTTTTCAGATATTTCTCTTAACCTTTTCAACTCTACGTTTAGTTCTACTTTTTTTCTACCTTTACCAGATATGTCCATTTTCGTAAATGATTCTGGCACTACATTTCCAAGCAATGCAAAGTCATAAAACAATTCTAACTCTTTTACTATGTCTTCTTTTAATTTAGAGTTCTTATAACCAAAAGATTCTACATAACGTACAAAACCTTGTTTTTGTGCTGTAATATATTTAGTAACATTTAAAGGATTGACTTCTTCTCCGTTGTTAGCTGTATTAGTATTCATTTTATTTAGCAACAAATATGATTGTCTATTTTGTATTTTTAATTCATATGCTCTGTTTGTTATTTCTTTTAATATATCAATACCTTTTCTACCTTGCAATTCTGGTATTTGATTTAATATCTCTAAAACTCTTTCTCCTTGTTTTACCATTAGGGTTACACCGATTATTTCATTTAATCTTGCTTCTAATTTTGTAGGGTCTGTAGATAATATATCTTTTTCATTTTGCGATAAACTTGTAGAATAATAATCTATTAGCTTCAAACTTTTTAAAATAGGACTATCTTTAATATTTTTTTGAGCACCCTCCATAATACCTATTAAATTTTTTACATCAGCATAATTAGTATAACTAAATGGTGATAAATCAAACTCTTCATACTTAGCTAAATTTCTAGCTATTTGTGTATAATAATTATTAATAGGGGTTCCTTCATTGTTTTTGTCAAAATAATTTAAAAAGTCTCTAGACACTTGTACAATTTCAGTAAGGTCTGCTTTATCGTTTAACATTCTGTGAAATTTTCTAAAAGCTTGCAATCCAGAAGCTCCATATTTTTTGTTAAACATAGAATAAAAAGATAAATTGTAAGAACCCACTGCTTCACCTTCACGCATTATATCGAAATCTACACCTAATTCTATTTTATTTTTAGGTCCATATATTTGCTCAGAGTTTGGCAATTCTGTAAGGTTGGGATTTCTATACTCAAAAAAATCGTTAAATATTTTTGTCAAACTATCCCTTGGTTTTAATATGTCTTTATAACCTGCACTATCAGCGTGTATGTTAGCACCAACAATAGATATTTGTTTTAACCTTTGAAATCCAGGGTTATTTTCTTTTAATATAATTTCTGCACCATCTCCTAAATCTATTTTACCACCATTTTCTTTAGCCATTTGCATAAAAATTTGCAGTTGAGTAGTACCATTTATGATTTGACCCATGCCGCTTTTACCTTCGTAAGATGTTTCACCTATTCCTAGTCGTGTTCTAGTGCTAAACATTTTTGATATATCAGAAGGAGCTTCTTCAGCACCAAAATATCTAATAGCAATATCTAAACTACCATCTTCGTCTTTTAATGGGTATAGCTCTCCATTTTCTTTTTCAAATTCACGTTGTATTTTTTTGTTAGCAAAAGCATCTTTAATATTTTTTGGTAATGATTGATAGCCGACAACCTTATCTCCGTCTTTGTCCATACCACCTTTCATCATATCATTGTATTCATTTGAATAATAACCGTGACTTCCTCCGTCTTCAACAAATCCACCAAACTCTAAAATTCTAATTGCTCCATTACTAGAACTAGGTGAACGCATAATAGCATAAACTAACGCATCTTTAACTTCTCTATAACCTTCTGCTCCAGGAGCTAATTTCCCACCAGGTTTAACTAAATCCCATGCTTCTTCTAATGTCATTTCTTCTTTTGTAATTTCACCAGTTTCTTTATTAATTCTTTCTATTAATACAGGGTCAGTTTTAGCACCAGAACCTCTTTTAAATTCTTTTGTACGTATACCACCTTCTGCCATTTGTTGTTGTGAAAAAGGATATGCAACAGCATGAAACCCTGTTTCTACGTTAAGTCTAGTACTTCTGTATATTATATAGTTACCTAAAATTCTATTTAATAAAGGTTTATTACCTTCTCTCATTAAATAAGATATAGCATAATCTGCACGTTCAGCACCTATCATAAAATTATTTGTCTTAGTAAGTTCTGCCATATCTGCTAATACATAAGTTTCTTTTAAAGCAAAATCTTCAGATTGACTTTTTCTAAATAATTGTCTTGCTGCCCACCTACCAGAAGGAGAATCTAAATTTTCTTGTATTTCTTTAACAATAACTGTTGTATCTAGTTTGTCTATATCTATATCAGACAAATCTCTTCTGGCAAATTTATCAGAATCTTTAGCAAGTTCTATAAATTTTTCTGTCAATTCTTTGTCACCTACTAAATTTTCAGTACGTAATGCAGCCATAGAATCAAAAAACTGTTCATTGAATATTGGTCTACCTGCTTCATCTAATTCTAAGCTAGTGTTTTTATCTATAAATTGTTTGTATAGTTTTATATTACGAGTTTTTACTTTTTCTTTTACATCTACGTTTATACCTATTTCATCTGGTCTTACTTTGAATATAGTTTCTTTACCATTAGACTTATATTTACCAGAAGCTACATCGTATGTCATTTCACCTGATTGTATGTTACCTCTTTGCTTTGCAGCAGAATCATACATAAGCATATGTCTGTTATTTTCTACTAAATAATCATTCATTTTATTATCTGCTCTATATAAACCTGCTTTTAATTTTACATGACCAGCACCATTTCTAGGCGATGTATGACCTACAGGTTTCATAAAAAAACTAAAGGAATCTATGTCATATATTTTACGCATTCTATCAAAGACATCTTGTCTAACATATATAACTCCGTCTAATGCAGACTTTTCACCCTTGGGGTTAAATGGGGCAGGGTCTTCCATAATAGACATATTAAAAAATCCTTCTTTTTCTACTTTGTCAAGAGGAATACCAAGTAATTCAGGTATATCTTTTATTGGTATAGGTAAATCTATACCCTGTGATAAAGGTTGATATTTATTAATTTTTGCAGCACTTTGTGGAAAATTATTTTTTGGATTTAAATAAGTTCTTAAAGCTTTTTCTACTTTCGCAAAATCGTTTAATTCATTTCTAGTAATTAAACCATTGTCTAGCAATTCGTAAATTGCATTAGCAGTAGTTTCTTTATACTCTATTTTATTCGTTTTATCAGAATCTGGTGCATATTCTTTTATTACTTTGTCTAAAGTTTTAATAAATGTATTAATATCGTAATTTTTATTAAAAGGTAATTTCTGTATAACAATCATACCAGAATCTTTGTTAGCACTATGTATGTATTGATTAGAATCTTCCATAAGTTTTTTATTCATATCCATAAAAAATTCTACACCTTCAGCACCAAAGGGTTCTATCAATTCTTTTTTAGTAGGTTGTTCTTCTATTCTTTCTACTCTACCTGTTTCAGGATTAATTTCTTCTTTAACAATAGGTTCTTTATCTAAATCAGGAACTTCTCTTTCTATGTATCTTAAAACAACTCTAACTCTATCGTCTCCATACATTTTATTTATTTTATTAGGAGCTTCTTTAACTAGTATTAAATTTCCTCTAGAGTCAGACTCTCTACCGCCTGGTCCTATTTCTTGTACAATGTCATTAACATCTAACATAATATTGTTACCTAACCTGTAAGTAACTTTTTTCATAAAAAATTGTTTAAATCCTTTAGGTATGTCTACTTCTGGATAAATTTCTTTAAATCCTTTTACAAAACCTTCATAGTTATTTAAATTTTCATTTATTTTTGTAGTTAAATCTCTAGCTAAATCTTCGTATTGTAATGAAGGATATTTTTCTATAATTTGATTATATAAAGTTTTTGTAATAGTATCTTTAACAATGTTGTCATTTAAATCTTGATTTTTAATTTCTCTTATAATTGTATCAAATCCATCTAATACAGGTCTGTTTGCTTCATCTACATTTTCTTGTTTAACTTGTTCTGAGTCTTTAATTTCTTTTTCTATACGTTCTTTAAACGAAGCTAATTTAACTTCTACTTCTTCTTTGTTTAAATTTAAATATTTAAAATCTTCTTTTAACGATTCTGATAATGCTTTATGTTGTTCTGCGGTTATATTTTCTAAATCAATATTTTCTTCTTGTGCTTTGCGTACATACTCTACACCCATCAAATCGTATGCACCTTGTATTTTATCTTTTTGCTGAACATACAGCTCGTTAAAATGTCTATCTATGTAATCTTTAGATTCTTTTGGTAGTTCTTTATATTCTTTTGTTTTTAATAAACCTTCTTTTGATTTTGCTAAATTTGCATTACCTGGTATAGGGTTTGTAGCTAGGAATTTAGTAGCTTTATTTTCTGCTACTGACCTTCCACTAGCACCAAAAAAGAATCCTAATGAATACTCATATATTTGTTCTGGCAAAGGCATCTGGTGGTAACTAGCTAAACCACCTGTGTAAGCAGAACCTAAGACACCTCTTGCAAATAAATTTTGTACAGCTTCTTTTTCAGTAGGTCTTTGAATCATTTTACGAATAGCTTCTTCACCTAATTTTTTTGTGTTAGGATTAGCTAATAGTTTACCAATATTAACATACTCTGATATACCACCAAATACAGCACCTGCCATAGCACCATGCATAGCAGACTCTACCATACCTGCAGGACCTTCTTTTCTAGCACTAACACCCAATGCTATACCAAGATGTATACCATCATGTGCAACTTTTCTAAATCGTTCGTTTCCTAATAAACCTTTATTCAAAAATCCTGATGCTAATAAACCATTTTTATCTAAAGATTTTTGTGCATTATCTATTACAAAATCAGATATACGCATTGGTACTGACCTTAAAAAGAATTGTTTTTCACCTGTTAAAGGGTTAATACTTTCTTTACGTAAATCAAAATTACCAATCTTTAATTTTTCAGCAATCTGTTGTGTTTTTTTAGTATATGCTTTAGTACCACGGTCTATAAGTTTTTTAGCCTGCATAGCACCGCCTTCTTTAATAGCAGTGTATCCTACGCCTTTACGAATTTGTCTTCTTACTATAGAAGCGGGTACAGATGCACCCATTGTCATAACACCAGCAATAACGTCAGGTGCTAAACCTATTAAGTGTCCAACTTTATTTGCTATAGATTCTTTAGAAGTATCTGCGTCATCTGCCCATCCAAAAGTAGTAAAACCTTCAGCAAATCCAGATACAAATTGATTTAAAACAGAACCAAGGGATTCTTCTGCTGCAACCATGTCTCTATTAAATGGAACATCAGCAGCTTTCATAACACGTTCTATATAATCTGTGTCATTCGCATTAAAGCTGGTAGGATTGTTTTGATATGCTAAATACAAACGATTTACATAATCGTTTTGACTTATCGTTCCTCCCTTAACGAGCTCATTTAAATAACGTAATTGGTCGTTCATTAATATACTGTATCGTCAATTACGTTTTTATCTCTACTAGGATGTGTTAAATCTAATGCATTCAACTCATCTATAACATCAGATTTTTGATTTTTCTGTCCATATACTTGGTCTCTTGTAAGTTCACCTATAACATTTGTTTGGTAATAATTGTCAAAATTAACTATTACTTCATTTTGTGCTTTGTATGTTTTTAGATTGTCTTCCGTACCATATTGTTCTATTAAACTTAGCCATTCATCAGTAGGTTTGATAAGTTTTAATTTACCCTCTATTTTTTCTTTAGTAGCTAAAGCATTAGGCATATTTAAATTTAACCCCGCAGATATTTCGGATGCAGGACCTTGTAAATTTACAATCAAACCTCCTCTATTTTTTAACCATTCATCTATAGCTTTTTGTCTTGTATCTAATAGTGACATACCTGCAACGTCTTCATAACCTTTACCAACAGCTCCTTGGATTTCAGCTGTCGTTTCCAAAGCATCTGCAACAGCTGGTATTCCTAACGCTGCAGTTAATAAATACCCACCTGTTCTAGCAGCTGGATGTGGAGCCTTTGTTGCTGCACTTGCAAGCCACTTAAGAGATAAAGCAGCAGCACCTGCCGTTACAGTACCTTGTAGAATGTCTCCTGCTTCGTAATCAAATATTTTTTCTCCACCTAAACCTTCAAAATCTTGTAAATCTGTAATACTCAACTCTCCGTTTTGCTCTTTTAACAATATCAGGTCAGCTGCGTTTCTAACTTTTTCTTCTGCTCTTTCATTTCTACTTAAATTTTCCATAAAAATAGTACCATCCGATGTCAATCTAAATGATTCTGATTGTCCCAGTGCGTCAATTTTAGATTTAGCTATATCCACTTTAGCTTGAAACTCTAAATCGTCTATTTGTTGGTTACGTTTTTCTTCTCTTAACGCTTTCATATCTGGGTCTGTTGCCATAAATTTATTTTGTGCTTGATATAATGCTAACGCTGAATTATTACTTTCTATAGCCATTGCTTTTTCATGTTGAAACTTTGCTTCAATCATAGATTTTTCAAAAGCCATAGTTTCTAATCTGTCTTGAGCTTCTCTATAAGGTTCATTAAATTCTTTTAACGCACCTAAAATTTCAGAAAGATTCATTATAGTTTCTCTACTTCTACTCATTTTAGTATCCTCCGTACATAGACAATAAAGATTGTCCGTAATTTGATTTTATTCCTTTTTCAGCAGCATATCTGTCTAATTCAAATCCAGCTGACTGTATGTCTCTTACAGCACTAGCTTCTCTCATTTGCAATCCGAATGCTGACTCTTGTAATTTTAAACCTCTCATTTCTTGTTCACGTTGAAATTGGTTTTGACTTTGGTCCATTAATTGTTGACCAGCTCCACTACCTGCTAAATTAGTTCTACCTAAACCACCTAATGCCTGTTGCTCTTGTATACCATATTGGTCGATAGCTCTAGATTGTTCCATGCCTGCAGCTTGATTCATAAAACTTCTTTGTTGTGCAAACTCTGCTGCTTGTCCTGATTGAGCACGTTGCAAAGCACCGTATTGTTCGTTTAATAAAATTCTAGCACGTTCTCTTTTTCTACGTTCACGTTTACGTTTTCTTCTACTTCCAAAAAATCCTGCTAATGCTCCTATACCAATAGCTGCCCATCCCCAACCTGGAATAGCTGCTAATGCTCCTGCTGCACTACCTCCAGTTGCTGCAGTATTAACTGCTACATTAGTAGCAATATTTGCACCTGTTTGTATAGCTGTGTTTTCACCGTCTCCCATTATTTTTTTCCTCCGTATTCATCAATTAATTTATCTGGATGTGCAATAAAAACTTGTCCTAAGTCATCCATGGTGTTTTGTATAGTCCAATTTACCATTTTTGATGCTTGTTTTTTAGCATTTTGATATATCATTTCATCTCTTCTTTCGTTTTCTTGCATCATAAAATTTTGTATAGTTTTGTCGTAATAATTTGCTTTACTAGGCATATCTGCATCTGCTCCTGCCCAATGTGATTTTAACCAAGCATCTTTTAATGTAAACTCTGGAGTTCCTAATTTGTCTAATGGAAAACCACCTTTCTGTTCTTTATCAGCATAAAATATTTCTGTCTGTAACTCTGGTGATAACTGAGTAAAATCAGGATTATCTAAATCTATCCCTTCTAATTCTTTTCTAAATCTTTCTGGCATAACACCACCATAAGCTTTGTCACTATAAAATCTTTTATATCTAACTAATGCATCTTTAGCTGCACCTGAACCACCATCACTTGTTTTTTCATATTGATATACTCCTCTTCCTGGTCCACCGCTAGTTTGTGCTATATTTTTACCCTTAGATTCTAACTCTGCTACTTCCATAGCATGTAACTGCAACATTTCTGCTTGGCTAGCTCCTCTTTCTTTTGCTATAATTTCAATTACTGATTGCATAATATTCCCTTTAACTTGTTATTGTTATAATAAAATCGTTAGTTACTTTATTTTCTACTTCTCCATCTTTTAAATAAATATTTACTTTATTTTCTGGTAATTTTTCTACAGGTGGTGCAATATCTATCTTATCATATACTTTTGTTTCAGGGTTATATAACCTAACTAAATCTGGGTCTTTAGCTTCAAAAGCTTTTAATCTTTTATCTTTAAAATATTCTGTGCTTGTATCCATATTGTATTCTCCAAACATTCTTTCACCTACTCTAGATAATAAATTATCACCAGCACCTTTCTGGTCATGAAATTTTCCTTTCATATACTCATCACGAAATTGTTTTTTTACATTACCAACTGCTTTCATACCTTCATAAACTACTTGTCCGCCTTTAACTCCAGCTACAATATCTGTCAACACTCCTCCATCTTGAGGTTCTTCTCTGTATATTTGACTTAATTGTCCTCTTACTTGTGACATAATTAACCCTATTCTACTTGCCATAATTTGCTCCTTATCCTTGTCCTACGCACGTTATATCTAAATCTGTATTTGTATTTGAATTGTTTGTAAATGTAACATCTTGCGTGGTGTTGTTATTAACGCTTTTAGTTCTTTGGTAATAAAATCTTACATAATACGTTTGATTACTAAAACTTCCACTATGTGTTATAGTTTTGCTAGCACCGTATGTTAAATGATTTGTTCCAGGGTCTCCACTTGTACTCACATCACACCATAAAATTCCGTTTAAACCAGATTGACTGCAAGTTATAGCAGTATTCCCTACGCCACTATTTAATGTTACTTGATATAATTGTGAAAAATCTGAACCATTAAAACCAAGTCCAGTTAAAGTAAAATCATTTGGTATGTTAGACCACGCACCTGCTGCAGTTGTAGTTACATTTTGTGTAGTGCTCCAAGCACTCGTATGTAAAGGACTGCCTGTATTGCTACCATTTTGTGCTCTTGCTCTAATATAATACGTTGTACTGGAGTTTATATTGCTATTAAATGTAGCTGTTCCCGTAGCAGAACTTGCTGTTGTAGTACCTTTTACGCTTGGAGTAATATACAAAGTTTGCAATGCTCCTGAATTAAAAGTGTTTACTGTATCTATTTGTACTTTCCAATGTCTTGTTACATATGCTTCTGCAGATAAATTGACTATTACAGAATTTAAAGTTGCAGATTTTGTAAAAGCAGGTATAGCTGGAACGCTTGAATATTTTCCAATAATATCTCCATCGTCATCTATATTTAAAATTACATCTAATGTTGCATCTGTAGGATGGTCTTGACCAAACCAACCTCCTGTGTAACTATCGCTATGGTTGCCATTGTCGTTAAAACTACCGCCTGTTCCATAAAAATTTACTGCTTGACCTTGGTCTGTGCCGTACATTTTAGAAGCATTTACAGTAAAATTAATATCATCAGTGTATAAACTTCCTGCTGTTGCAGCAGTGTTATTATTGTCAATGTCAACTCCTTCAGCTGCTTCAAGTAACTCAGAACTAGTGTAAGGCAAATTAGTAGAAGAACTTTGTCCTATCTGTCTAGATAAATGGTCTAATGGTCTAAGTAAATATGCTGATATAGTAGAAGCTGTATCTTCAGTGTTAAAATCATTTACAGCACCTGCATTAAAAAAGAACATTTTATATGTCCAAGCTCCAACTGCTTCACTTTGCAAATTATCATTATAAAAACTATTAGATGTTCCTTCGTTTAATAATACTCCAGGAGCTGTAAAAGATGCTCCTGCTGCTGAAGACCTGTATAATTTATGACTAACTGTATTAGCACCGTATTCCCATGTAATGCGTAAAGTTTGGTTTGCTACTCTAGTAACTTCTATAGCACCAGATGGTAAACCAGGTGATGTCTCTTCACCTGCTGTTACACTTGACTCTGTTGGAGCAACACTTTGAGTAATATTTTGTGTTAAATCCATTTTAAACCAACCGTTAAATGTTTTAATATAAAAACTTTTATTACCAGCATTGTTTACTATAACCGTATCTCCATTGCTACCTTCTTTATTATTAGGTATACTATTTCTTTCTTTTGCAGGAGTGCTGTACTGCTGCTCTGCTTCACGTTTTTGTATAGTTTCAATATCTTTTATCATCGTCTTACTTTTTCTCTGTAAACTATTTGCATATCATTAATTTCAAAACCTCCGTTAACAACAGCATTTCCACCAACCTCTTTTACTTGTAGTTGCAATGCAAAAGATTTAATATCTTTTAAATTTGCTTTTGTCACATTACTTCCATTTACTTCTAATTTTGCTGTGGTAAAACCACTTGTACCAGTATGGTCTAAAGCACTAATTAATTCAGCATTTCCGTCTACGTCTGGTACTCCATATACGTTTATTCTGCTAGTAGATGGTTGTTTGTAGTTTATATATATAGTATTAATATTTTTTTTAGTATCAGGATTTCCAAAATCAATATCTTTTGTTTGTAATAACACATCTCCATTACTTCCTGATAAATTATCAGAACTATCATCCCATTTTTTTAATGTACTAGTATTGCTATTGCTTGTTAAAAACACCATATTACCACTGTTATCATTAACAATGTTAGACATAGAGTGTAATGTTTCTTTGTTTTTTAAAGACCAAGACATTGATTTAATATCAAATTGTAAAATAACATTTGCATAAGTATTAAAAATAAATAAACATTTTTTTTCTGGTAAATATCCAATAGTTGCATCACTATGGTAGTATGTTGTACTCCAATTAGATAATCTTGGTTGCCCTGTTTCATTTAAATTAATATCTCTTACACGTTTACCGTCATATAAATACACAGAAGTTTTATTAAACCACGCAATAAATCCTTCACCTTTCACAACATGGTAATCTTTTTCACATCCTCTAAAATTAAAAGTTCCTTCTAAATATTCTATATCTCTAGATATATTAATTAAATACATAGTATTTCTTTTAAATTGTAATAACTGATTACCCAATGTTTCTAATGCTACAATTTCATCACCATCGTTTACTTCAACATCTATAAAATTATTTTTTCTAAATACGTCAAATTGATTTACATCAGATTTTAATACAGTATCTGACTTAATTACTTTATTAGTACCATCATAATACGCTACATTGCCTATATAAGCTCTTCTATTAGCTATAGCAGACGTTTTAAACGCTGACCCTGCTCTACCTATTACTGATTGATTTAAGTTTAAATATGGCTCATTTTTAGATAAACTTAATAATCCTTGTGTAATCATCCAATAATTACTACCGTCATTACCGTGTCCTGTTGGCCATATATAGTGTTTTCTAGTACTATTAAATATTTGACATATTTTATAACTATCAGCACCACCTAAACGTATTCCTTTTTGAAAATCAATATCTAATAATAAATATTTTTGTTGTACTGCGTCTACTTGTGTGCCTACATGATTTTTATTCATTAATGCCCAATACACTTTTATACCTGATTGTCTAGGATTGTCTGGCAATCTACCTGTTAATGCTAAATGTAAGGGTCTTTTAAATGATGTATTAACAGCAGTAAAGGTAGGTTGCTTTATATCTCCTATGTACACTGGATATGATTCTTGATTTTCATCATAAACTATAGAAGCAAATAACCCGTATACTAATTTTTGGTCAGGAGTATAAACAGAAATATTAGAATTAATTGAACCTATTCCTTTGTCTGTTGCTGATGTATCGTTATTAAAAAAAGCATACAAACAAAATGTTCCATGACCTCCAGATAAATCCATAGCATCATCTAATAAAGTGTTTGTAGCTGCAGCAGTTCCAAGTTTTGCATCTGAAATATATCCGTTACTATTTGTTCCTGTAACTATATTTAAATCTCCAGCTACTTCATTTCCTCCTACTGTTGTAGTAGTATAATTTAAAACTATTTCTGATGTACCAGGATTAAAGTTTTTACCATAATAATTTTCAGGGTCATAGCCATATCCGTCTCCTGATATACTGCTTTTTAATGGTGCTATATACATATCTTCAACGTAATATTTATTTTGCAAATGACCTATGTCATCTATACCGCCGTTAGTAGTAGCAGTAGAATTACCCATGTTATATGTTTTGTTTATATAGCCAAACCATTTAGGAATATTGTTAGAAGCATCTGTTTTAGTTGCAGATAATCTTAATTGACCGTCAATAACATAGCCATCAATAGGCGATGCTGTACCACCATAACTAAATTGACCTAGGTCTTCATCTTTTTCATTAGTAGGACCTAAATTGTAAAAATCTATTTCTCTAGAATGAGCATCATTAATAAAAAGAATTTCGTGATTAGATAATGCAGGGTCAGTATCATCTACATCTCTATCAGTGGAAAGATATATTAAACCATTACCCGCATTAAAAGTACTATGCGTTTCATCATAATTTCCAGAACTGTAATAATTGTCTACATTTCCAAATAACTTTAATTTACCAGGAGTTTCATTATCTAAATTATTTAATACTGCAAATTCATTTGCTGCAATATCTCTGGCATTAGTATTGTTATTTAATCCTCCACTAAAATTATTTATATTTACGCTTTTTTTTGCCACTTAAGTTTATCCTTTTTGTTTTTCTACTACTTAATAAATTAAACATTCTCCTAGTAGTATTTGTAGATACTCCAGCAACAGGTCTACCTATGCTTTTACTTGTTACCATCTATCAATTCTCCCCAAACAGTAGTTTTACCATCAGTAATTTCAACTACTTCTACTTTAAATTCTCCATTATCAAACCAATCTACGATAGCAAAAGCGTGACCCCAATTATGTAATCTACCTTTTAACCACCTATTGTTTTCATGGTCCATCTTTTTTAGACAACCCATTGCCCAAGCACCAATGTTTCCATTTAGCTTGGTCAATGTGTGTCTTTGTATATCATGAGTATGTCCATACATTACATTCTCACCATATGTTTCCAAGTGCTTTTTTGCATGGTATGTTGTTGCAAAAGCACCATGAAAGAACGCTAACTTACCTATCTCTATAGGGAGGTTGTGTTCTTTGTATTTGTATCCTCTCTCTTTGATTCTACACTTTTTTTCAAAATTGTAATCGTTGAGATAAGGATACTTATTAGCAAAATTATCCAACCAGAGGTCGTGGTTACCTTGGAGTAAATACTTTTCTTTACATCCCACTTTTTTAAGTACTTCATCCCACTCATCTAATCCTTCATTTACTAATCTTATATCTTCTTCTACTAATGGAAGCTGAAACTCTAAAGGAGGTAACTTCTTGTCCTTGTATCGCCAAGCTGATACCGACTCCCATTCTCCAACATCCCCAAGGTTTACAAACACCTTTGGTTTTATTTTCAATATTGCTTTTTTAACACATTCTACTGCAGCTCTATCTTCTAATGGATAATGCTGGTCTGGTATTACAATACCACGCTTTTTAAGTTTCAATGAAACCTCCTATTTTTTAAGTAATGCTTTTTTAACTTCACCCCAAAGCTTGTCGTCAAGCTTATTAGATGACTTAGATACTAAAAAGTCACCAAGGTGTAAGATAATAGCTTTTAGTAATTTCTCTGTTCCTAAACTAGTTAGTAACTTTCCTACTATTGGTCCCATTATTTGTCCTCACAATCTTCTTTGCAAGCGTCTAGGCCTTTCATATATCCTTGATGCTCTACAATCATTTGTTTAATCTCTCCCAATCTACCTTGGGCTTCTTGTATATCCTGTACAAGTTTGTTATGCTGTTCAACCATTGTTTCCATTTGGGTCTCAGCTTCTTGTCTTAGGTCTACTTTTTTTTCTTTTGCCATGTTAATGGTCTCCTATTATGTTGTTAATAATTCTTATTAAAAATATTTTTTATTTTCTTTTTAACTCTTTGTTTAGCTACATTTATTGCTAGTTTACGTAACTTAGGTCGTTTAATAACCTCTTTAACGATTTTTTTCTTTATATCTAGCATTTAACTGCCCTGTCCTCTATTTCGTTTTTTATAATACTTTTTACTGCATTTAGTACCATACTTAGTGTTATTAGACATTCCCTGACGAGTTTTCTTTTTTCCATTCGTGTGTTTAACATTTCCTGTTCCAAATACTTTACGCATGATGCCAAATATAAAACTTATTTTATTTCTTTCCTAATCTTATTAAATATTTCTTGTTCATCGAATCTCATGCTAATACCAGGTTCATATCTCATAACCTCTTTACCTTCTTTTAAAATAATAATAGTAGGCACTACTTTAACTTTCCATTCTTTTTGAATTACTGCACCAATAGCTTTATTGCTTAAATCTATTTCTGCTACATAACAAAGTTTAGATAACTTTTCTACCTTTACTCTGTTTTGGTAATTCCAAGATGCATTAACTTGCACTACTGCACATTCTTGCACATTAAGTGCTTGTATTTCTTGAAAACTTTTTAAATTAACTGACTGTGAGTGCAATGATGATTGCAACGCAACCAACCCAAAGAATCCAAAAAATAAATTGTAATATTTTTTCATCATAATGTTTCCTCATTTGTTGTTCATGTCTATTAATGTCTCAGTAATAGCTCTTGTATCCTGTTTAATATCATCTACTTTTTCTTCAAGTTTTTCAACCTTACTTTCAGTATTAACAATACTATCACGAATCATTTGGTCTTTTAAGTCGTATTCCATTCGTGACACTTCTGGTTCTGGCAATAGTTTAGCTTCTTCAATATCGCCTTGAAGAGTAAACCACATACCAACAATCATACCAATAGATACAACTACGCTAATTGCTGTTTCTATACTTAGACTAAACTTAGTATCTTTACTTACTTCCATTGTTATCTCCTATAATAAACCTAATAAAATTGCTGCTAACAAACCAATACCAGAAATACGTGCAATGTTTTGTTCATTTCTACGCACTCTGCCATTTTGCTCTTTTACTAATTGTTTTATCTCTTTTATATCATGATAAATGTCAATTACTTGAGCTTCTATTACAGCAACTCTTTCAGCCATTTGTTCTCTATATTCACTAACTTTCATTTTTTCTTCTTATTATTCTTTTTCTTTTTAGGTCTTCCTGGTTTTCTATATGTCCCTGGTCCTTTTGGCATATTACCCTCCTATCTCTGAATGAACTAATACGCCACCTGCAAAAAAGTTATTATTTTTTGTAAGTATTGTATAAGTTTCTGTTTCGTCTGGACTTATTAAATATTTATCTATCACCTTAATAGAATCCATAAATCTAATTCTATCTCCTTTTTTAATTTCTTCAGCTTCCAGTCCATACAATTCTTTTGCTTTAGATGTATCTAAACAAACCATAGTACCGTCTTCTTTGTAGATAGGGTGGTCTTTAGTAATTGACAATCCTTTATTCACAGTAGATGTATTTCCGTGTGTGTATTGTATATCTTCCATATCTTCAAACCTATAAACCACTAAGTCGCTGTGCATTGGCTTTTCTATTTTTAGTATTTCTACTTCTTCAACAGAATTTGTTTCAAAATTATAAGACATAACCATATCGCCAACTTCTAGTTCGCTTATATGTTTATAGTAATCAATGCAATTTACTGGTACTGCTTCGTGTATACAAAATCCACCAAAGTTAGTAACATTTGTGAAGCAAGTTACATCAGTATTACTTGTATTATTGTTTGTAAAAGTTATAGTTCTATTTACTGTTTCTGTTACATTACTATGTGGCATAAAAGCAAACCTCGCATTACAAACCACGCTTCCAGAAAAATTCAATCCAGTATACTCTCCGTTTAAAGTTTTGAAATCAGAGTCAAAAGTAGTTGAACCACTATTTGTTCCAGGGTCACTACCTGCACCTAAAGCAATTCTTAAACTACCTTTAGCAACACCAGATGTAACGGAATTTGTTACACTCATAGTACCACTTGCATCAGTCATTGAGTTTGTAGTGTTTGCGTGTGTCGTAATGCCTTCTCCTGGCTCTAATCCAATAAATCTAATTGTAGTATCACTCCAAGTACCAAACGAAGCGTTAGCTGCTGCTGCATCATGGTCATAACTATAAAATTCAGTCATAGCGTGAGGAGCAGAACCATCTGGTCTATCACTACTTGCGTTTACAGTATTGATAGTTGCAACAGTCCCATCAGATAATTCTTTTAAAGAACTATTTGCGGTTGTTCCACTCCTTCCAAATTCTCCATTAATATCATTAATGCTAATTTGCCCTGAAGATGTAAGAGTCATTATGCGTCTTTAATTGCTTGGTATTCTACTAATTCAGCTTCTACATCTGTTAACAATGCTTCTAATCTTGCTTTTTCAGCTTCTGCATCTGCTATAGCCATATCAACATCTTTAGTTTCTTCATAATCCATAACAGTAACATCGTTACCATTTGCATTTTGCATTACTCTAGTATGTTTAATTGAAACCATTTTCCCTGGTTCTGGTGATTCTACAGCTGATGCTTCACTTATTACTT